AGAATTGCCGCGAGGCGCGGGGGCGCGAGGCCGAAGATGGCCGCGACCTCGGCCAGGAAGGCGCGTTCGGCGGCATTGATGGGGCCGTCGGCGGTGGCGATCACGGTGAGGCCCTCGATGATTTCCTCAAGGGCAGGGTGATCGCGGGGGAACAGCGCCTTGATGCGCCACGCCCAGGCCTCGAACCCGACAGGGGTCTGGCGTGCGAGGTCGAAGACGCGGGCGGCATTCTTCTCCTCCCCGCGCGGGATGACGAAGATGCGGCGGAAAGCGGCCACCTCCGAGCGCGCCACGGTTCCGTCGGACTTGGCGAGCTTGGCGCCCAATGCGATGATGGCGATGGTGAAGGCGACCGAAGTTTCAGGCGCGAAGGTCCGCTCGCCCCCGATGAAGGCGGCGAATCGGTCGGCGATCCGGCCCCAGAAGCCGCGTTCGGGTTTATCGAGCATCCTTGCAGCATACCCCTGCCGCGCGGCGCGGGGAAGTCAGGGTGCCGTCGCGCTGAGCCGGACGGCCTGCGTTGCGCCTGGGACAGGTTGCAAAGCGGGTGTTGCGCGGGTGTTGCGCGACCAAGCTGCTGTTTCGTAAAAGTAATATGACGGGAGCGCACGCCCTCTGGTTGAGCTGTTGACCCGAGCGATCGGCTTGGGGTAGAACACAGACATGCTGGGAGAGGTGGGCAAGCGGCCCGGGTCGGAGGGACCCGCGGCCGTTTCTTCGTCTCTCGCTCGTGCGGACAGGCACACGAGAAGGCTGATCTGATGACAGTGATCTTCCATCCGGGCGATGAGGCCCCGGACGGACCCTTTGTGCCGGCAGGGGGTACGGAGAGTGCGACGGCGTTGCCGCCGATGCGTGACTTTGGCCCCGCCTTGCGGGCCATGGTGGTGGAGGCGGAAGGGTCGGTGATCGAGGGGGCGGACCCCGAGGGGGTGCTGGCGGACCTCGCCACGCGCTCGGCCATGCACATCGCCGGGGCGATGCTGATGGAAACCGCCGAGGAGCTGAACGCCATCCGTCAACGCCTGCGGGCGGAGGAGGGGGCGGGGTCCCTCGACAAGGCCATGAAGCTGGCGCGCGACCTGCGGGCCGGCGCGCAGCTGATGATCGATGAAAGGAACCGCCTTGACAAGCTTCGCAAGGACGCTGCCGGAGGTATCGGTGCCGCAGGCGCACTGGACCTTGCCGCGGCACGAGATGAGATCGGGCGCCGCCTGGCTTGCCTGCGCCGCGCCGGAGGGGGTGGATGAGTTCCTGAGCGGGCTGAGCGACAACGCGCTGGCCGCGCTGCCATGGCTGTTCGAGTTCTGGGCACTGCCGCATCAACTGCCGCCCGAAGGCGACTGGAAGTCATGGGTCATCATGGGCGGGCGCGGCGCGGGCAAGACCCGCGCCGGCGCGGAATGGGTGCGCGCGCAGGTCGAGGGGCCGACCTTGGACGCGCCGGGACGCGCGCGCCGCGTGGCGCTGGTGGGCGAAACCTACGATCAGGCGCGCGAGGTGATGGTGATGGGGGAGTCGGGCATCCTCGCCTGCTCGCCCCCCGACCGGCGGCCGCATTGGGAGGCCACGCGGCGGCGGCTTGTCTGGCCGAACGGGGCGACCGCGACGGTCTATTCCGCGACCGAGCCGGAGGGCCTGCGCGGGCCACAGTTCGATGCCGCCTGGGTGGACGAGTTGGCCAAGTGGAAGAAGGCCGAGGACGCTTGGGACATGCTGCAGTTCGCGCTGCGGCTGGGGGATCATCCGCAGCAGGTCGTCACTACGACGCCGCGGAACGTGGGCGTGCTGAAGCGGATCTTGCAGAACGCCTCGACCGTGACGACGCATGCGCCGACGGATGCCAACCGCGCCTATCTGGCGGAGAGTTTCCTGGCGGAGGTTCAGGCGCGCTATGGCGGCACGCGGCTAGGGCGGCAGGAGCTTGAGGGCGTTCTGCTGGACGATGTCGAGGGCGCGCTGTGGGCCACGCGGATGCTGGAGGCCGCGCGGGTCGAGCGTGCGCCGAAGCTGGACCGGGTGGTGGTCGCGGTGGACCCCGCCGTGACCGGCGGCGCGGCTTCGGACGAGTGCGGGATCGTCGTCGCGGGCGTGGTCTGCGAAGGCGAGCCGCAGAACTGGCGGGCCTATGTGCTGGAGGACGCGACGGTGCGCGGCGGCCCAAGCGACTGGGCGCGGGCCGCCATCGCCGCGCGCGACCGCCACGGTGCGGAGCGGCTGGTGGCCGAGGTCAACCAGGGCGGCGATCTGGTCGAGACGGTCTTGCGGCAAGTCGATCCGCTGGTGCCATTCCGCGGCTTGCGAGCAGGACGTGGCAAGGGGCTGCGGGCCGAGCCGGTCGCCGCCCTCTATGAGCAGGGGCGCGTGAAGCACCTGCGCGGCTTGGGGGCGCTGGAGGACCAGATGTGCCGGATGACGGTGCGGGGCTATGAGGGGCGCGGCAGTCCCGACCGGGTGGATGCGCTGGTCTGGGCGTTGCATGAGTTGGTGATCGAGCCGGCCTCGGGCTGGCGGCGGCCGCAGGTGCGCGCGCTTTAGGGGCTGCGCTGGTGGATCGGGCGGCGCCGGGGGCTTCGCGCCCCCGGACCCCCGCGGGATATTTTCGTGCAGAAGAAAGGGCTGGCGCTTTGCCGGCCCTTTTTGCTGCGGCGATGGAGGGCGGACGGATGGCGGTGCGACTGTTCGGGCGGGGCGGCAGGCCCGATGTCCAGAAGGTGGAGGTCGTGGCGGAGACCAAGGCCTCGGCCACGGGGCCGGTAGTGGCCGCCGCGGCGGGCGGCGGGGCGCGGGTCGTGGCGATGGGGGGATCGGGGCGCGGGGTCTGGTCGTCGCGCGATACCGCGACGCTGACACGGGTCGGCTTCACCGGCAATCCGGTGGGGTTCCGGTCGGTGAAGCTGATCGCGGAGGCGGCAGCCGCCGTTCCGCTGGTGTGTCAGGATGCGGAGCGGCGCTATGATGTGCATCCGCTGCTGGATCTGCTGCGGAGGCCGAACCTAGGGCAAGGCCGGGCGGAGCTGTTCGAGGCGCTGTTCGGGCAGCTTCTGCTGAGTGGGAACGGTTATCTGGAGGCCGTGGGCGCCTCGGCTGCGGGCTTGCCGGAGGAGCTGCATGTCCTGCGGTCGGACCGCATGGCGGTGGTGCCGGGGCCGGAGGGCTGGCCAGCGGGTTACGAATACAGCGTGGGGGGCGCGAAGCACCGCTTCGACATGACGGGCAGTCCCGATCCGATCTGCCATATCAAGGCGTTCCATCCGCAGGACGATCATTACGGGCTGTCGCCCTTGCAGGCGGCGGCGGTGGCGATCGACGTCCACAACAGCGCCAGCGCCTGGAGCAAGGCGCTGCTGGACAATGCGGCGCGACCCTCGGGCGCGATGGTTTACAAGGGCGTGGACGGGCAGGGGGTGCTGAGCCCCGAGCAGTATGAGCGGCTGCAGGCCGAGATCGAGATGCATCATCAGGGCGCGCGCAACGCCGGGCGGCCGATGCTGCTGGAAGGGGGCCTCGACTGGAAGCCGATGGGGTTCTCGCCCAGCGACATGGAGTTTCACGAGACCAAGGCTTCGGCCGCGCGCGAGATCGCGCTGGCCTTCGGGGTGCCGCCGATGCTGCTGGGGATCCCCGGCGCGCTGACTTACGCCAACTATGCCGAGGCGAACCGGGCCTTCTATCGCCTGACGGTGCTGCCGCTGGTGACGCGGGTCACGGCGGCTGTGGCCTGGTGGCTGAGCGAGCATCTGGGCGCCGAGGTCGATCTGAAGCCTGACCTCGATCAGGTGCCCGCGCTTGCGGAGGAGCGCGACCAGCACTGGCGGCGTGTCGCTGCGGCCGACTTCCTGACGCAGGCCGAGAAGCGCGCGGCGCTGGGGCTGCCCCCGATGGCGGAGGGCTGAGATGGAAGGCGCGCGCTTCGTGGAGCGGGGCGGCGGTTGGGCGGACCATCGGTTCGAGACGCAGGAGCGGATCATGGCGCTGCAGTTCGGGCAGGTCGAGAAGCGCCTGGAGCGGATCGAGGCACTGATGGGGATGCTGGAGAAGCGGCTGTGGATCACGGTCTACGGTGTCGTCGCCGTGATCCTGACGCAGGCCGTGCAGTCGATCCTGACATATGTGCCGAAAGGGGGCTGAGGTGGAGAGCATGAGCGTGGGCCTGGAGGTCAAGTTCGCGGGCGGCACGGTCGCCCCGGTGATGACCGACGAGGCCGTGATCGAAGGCTATGCGAGCCTGTTCGGCATGCCCGATCAGGGCGGGGACGTGGTCCTTGCCGGGGCGTATCGCGCGGGGCTGGCGCGTCTGGCCGCGAAGGGCGGCAAGGTGCGGATGCTTTGGCAGCATGACGCCGGCCAGCCCATCGGCGTCTGGGAGGAAATCCGAGAGGACGCGAGGGGTTTGTGGGTCCGGGGCCGGCTGCTGCTGGAGGTGGCGCAGGCGCGCGAGGCGGCGGCGCTGGTCCGCGCGGGCGCCATCGACGGGCTTTCCATCGGCTATCGCACCGTGAAGGCCGAAAAGGGGCCGGAAGGCGGCCGCAGGCTGTCCGAGGTTGAGTTGTGGGAGGTGTCGCTGGTGACGTTTCCCATGCTGGCGGATGCCCGCGTTGGGGCCGGGGCCGCGCCTGCGCCGCAGGTGAAGGCGGCCGACGAGGACGCCTTGGCCGAAGTATTCGACCTCGCCACGGCGATGCTGCGCGCCGGCCGCTGACGAGGTTCGATCCGCGGGCGATGGGGCGCCCGCGGATCGGCACGACGGGCGGCATGGGCCGCCGTTCCCCGCCCTGAACATCATCACGAGGAGAGGGCCATGTCCGAGGCGAAAGCCGTGGAAGGGGCGGGTCATACCGCCGACCTGAAGGAGTCGATGCTCGGGTTCGTGAGCGAACTCAAGAGCTTTCAGAACCAAGTTCATAATCGTCTGCAAGCACAGGAAGATCGCATGACCCTGCTCGACCGCAAGACCGCGCTGCGCGGCCGCTCGCCCCTCTCGATCCAGGCGGAGGGGGAGGCGCCGCATCAGAAGGCCTTCGCCGCCTATGTTCGCAGCGGCGACGAGGACGGCCTTCGCGGCCTGTCGCTGGAGCAGAAGGCGATCAGCGTAGCCGATGGCGGCTTCCTGATGCCCGCGCAAGTGGCGGAGGGCGTGCAGTCGGCGCTGCGGTCCTCGGGCTCGCTGCGGGCGGTGGCCAATGTGGTGCAGGTCGAGAGCCTGACCTATGAGGTGCTGGTCGAGACGGGCGACACCGGCAGCGCGTGGAGCAACGACATCGCGGCGACGGCGGAAACGGCGAACGCGACGCTGGCCCGCATCTCGATCCCGCTGCACGAGTTGTCGGCCATGCCGAAGGCCAGCCAGCGGCTGCTGGACGATGCAGCCTTCGACGTGGAGGCGTGGCTGTCCGAGCGGATCGCCGACCGCTTCGGGCGCGCGGAGGGCGCGGCCTTTGTCAGTGGCAACGGCGTGGACAAGCCGCGCGGTGTGCTAGCCTTTCCGACGCAGACCGTCGCGGCCGAGGATCCGGCGAGGATCAATCTCATCACCACGGCCACGCCGGGGGGCTTCGATGCCGCCGATCCGATGGGCAAGCTGATCGAGCTGATCTATGCGCTGAACGCGGGCTATCGGGCGAACGCCAACTTCGTGATGAACAGCAAGGTCGCGGCGATGCTGCGGCGGATGCGCGACGCGGACGGGCGCTTCCTGTGGCAGGATACCGTGACGCAAGGCGAGCCCGCGCGGCTGCTGGGCTATCCGGTGCTGGTCTCGGAGGACATGCCGGACCCGGCGAACGGCGGCTGCGCATTGCTGTTCGGTGATTTCCGCGCCGGCTACACCATCGTCGAGCGGCCGGAGCTGCGTATCCTGCGCGATCCGTTCAGCGCCAAGCCGCATGTGCTGTTCTACGCCACCAAGCGCGTGGGGGGCGCCGTCACCGACGGCCGCGCCATCAAGCGCCTGAACTTCGCCTGATCCGATCGGGCGGAGCGGGGCTGCGCCCTCAAGCGCGGGCCGTCCGGTCAACGCCACTGTCCGCGCGCGCCGGCTCGCGCGCGCGGGCGCGGCCCCGACACCCTATCGGACAGACGACGCGAACACGGCACGACGGGAGATGCGAGAGATGATGCTTGTCGAGGAGACGGCCCCTCCGGCCGAGGCATTGCCCGTTGGGGCCTTGCGCGCGCATCTGCGCATCGGCTCGGGCTTCGAGCTGGCGGCGGATTCGGCCGAGGACGCGGCACTGGCAGGGTTCCTGCGCGCCGCCATCGCGGCGGTCGAGGCGCGCACCGGAAAGGTCCTGCTGACCCGCCGTTTCCGCATGAGGATCGAGGACTGGCGCGACCGCGAGGCGCAGCCGCTGCCGCTGGCGCCGGTGCTGTCGGTCCAGAGCGTCGAGATCGACGAGGGCGACGGGCAGGTCACGGCGGTTCCGCCGAGCGATCTGCGGCTGATCCCGGATCAGCAGCGCCCGCTGCTGGTGCCGAGGGGCGTGATGCTGCCTGGGGTCCCCGACCGAGGCTTCGTGACCATCGTGTTCACGGCAGGCTTCGGGACGGACTGGGCCAATGTGCCCGCCGATCTGGCGCAGGCGGTGATCCTGCTGGCGGCGCAATATTACGAGGACCGTGGCAGCCAAGGTGTCGCGGCCGCCCTGCCCATGGCGGTGGCCGGACTGATCGAGCGCTGGCGGGCGGTGCGGACCCTCGCCGGGCGGCCCGGCGTCCGGGGGGTGGTGCGATGACCGTCGCTGCGCGGTTGAACACCCGGCTGGTGCTGGAAGCGCCACGTCGGATCGAGGACGGGATCGGCGGGCACAGCCTGGACTGGACACCGCTGGGCACGCTGTGGGGGGAGATGCGCGCTTCGGCGGGGCGCGAAAGCCGGGGCGAGGTCGGTGCGGTCAGCATTGTCACCTGGTCGATCATGGTTCGCGGCGCACCGCCGGGCGATCCGCGCCGGCCTTCCGCCGGCCAGCGGCTGCGGTTGGGGCAGCGGTTGTTCCGCATCGAGGCCGTGGCCGAGCGCGACCCGGCTGGCCGTTATCTGACCTGTTTCGCCACCGAGGAGGGCGCATCATGAGCTATATGGGCGCCATCGCCCTGCAGGGCGCGGTTTACGAGCAGCTCCGCACCGACCCGGCCGTGGCCGCCTTGGTGGGCGACGCCGTCTATGACGCCATGCCCGCGACGGCGCCTGCCGGAACCTATGTCTCATTGGGGCCGGAGGTGGTGAAGGGCGCGGGCGACATGACCGCGCGGGCGGCGTCGCATGATTTCGTCGTCTCGATCCTCAGCGGCACGGATGAGGAGACGGCGGGATTTCATTCCGTAAAGGCCGCCGCTGCCGCCGTCACCGACGCGCTGGAGCGTGCCGACCTGCCGCTGGGTGTCGGGCGGCTGACAGGATTGTGGTTCCTGCGCGCCACCGCGTTGCGGGCCGATACGGGATCGGGGCGGCGGGTCGATCTGACCTTCCGCGCCTTCGTGGACCTGGGTTGAGGAGGACTGAGCGATGGCGGCGCAGAATGGGCGCGATCTTCTGATCAAGATGGACATGACCGGAAACGGGCAGTTCCAGACGGTGGCGGGGCTGCGCGCCTCTCGGCTGGGCTTCAACGCCGAGACGGTGGATGTCACCAGCCTCGACAGTCAGGGCCGCTGGCGCGAGCTTCTGTCGGGGGCAGGGGTGAGGTCGGCCACGATCTCGGGCTCGGGCGTGTTCCGGGATGCCGACAGCGACGGGCGTGCGCGGCAGGTGTTCTTCGACGGAGAGACGCCGCAGTGCCAGGTCATCATCCCAAGCTTCGGCATCGTCGAGGGGCCGTTCATGATTACCGGCCTCGAATACGCCGGAAGCTGGAATGGCGAGGCGACCTATGAACTTTCGCTCGCCTCGGCCGGGGCGCTGACCTTCACGGCCCTGCCATGAGCGCCAATCCCTTCGCGGGCGAGGTGGAGGTGACGCTGGACGGTGCCCCGCACATCGCCCGCCTGACGCTGGGGGCGCTGGCCACGCTGGAGGCGGAGATCGGGGCCGAGAGCATGGTTGCCCTGATCGAGCGTTTCGAGGGCGCGAAGATCACCAGCCGCGACGTGCTGGCGGTGCTTGTCGCGGGTCTTCGGGGCGGCGGCTGGCGTGGGCGGGCGGAGGACCTGATGACGGTCGAGATCGGCGGCGGTCCCATCGGGGCCGCGCGGGCTGCGGCCGAACTGCTGGCCCGCGGCTTCCGGCTGGAAGCGTCGTGAGTGCGCTGGCCGGGCTGGACTGGCCGGGGCTTATGCGCGCCGGGATGCGCGGCCTGGGGCTGACGCCGGCGCAGTTCTGGGAGCTGACCCCGGCCGAGCTGGCGCTGATGCTGGGCGTGGAGGCGGGGCCGCGCAGCATGGATCGGGCGCGGCTGGCCGATCTGGCCGCGGCCTATCCCGACCAGCCCGCAACAACATGAGAGGGGGACCGCCATGGCGGACAGGGACGGGCTGGACCGGCTGGAGCAGGGGCTGAATGCCTCGGGCCGCATGACGGCGGAGTTCGAGGCCGAGCTGGGGCGGCTGCGGCAGTCGATGCTGTTCACCGGGCGCGAGGTCTCGACCCTCAGCGCGGGGATCGGCGGCGGGCTGCGGCGCGCCTTCGACGGGCTGGTCTTCGATGGGATGAAGTTGTCGGACGCGCTGAAGGGCATCGCCCGGTCCATGGCCGACACCGCCTTCAACATTGCGATGAAGCCGATCGAGCAGGCCCTGTCGGGCGCGATCGCGGGCGGGATGAGCGGGATGCTGTCGGGCGCGATGCCCTTCGCCAGGGGGGGCATCGTCGCCGAGGGGCGGGTGACGCCTTTCGCGAAGGGCGGCGTTGTGACCGCGCCGACCTACTTTCCCATGCGCGGCGCGACCGGGCTGATGGGCGAGGCGGGGCCGGAGGCGATCATGCCGCTGCGCCGGGGTGCGGATGGCCGTCTGGGCGTGGCGGCCGACGGGGCGGGGCGCGGCGGCAGGGCGGTCAACGTGACCTTCAACATCACCACGCCCGATGTCGCGGGCTTTCAGCGCAGCCAGAGCCAGATCGCGGCGCAGATGGGCCGGGTTCTGGCGCGCGGCGAAAGGAACAGGTGAGCCATGGCCTTCCACGAGGTGAGATTTCCCGCGAACCTCAGCTTCGGCTCGGTCGGGGGGCCGGAGCGGCGCACCGAGATCGTGTCTCTGACTAACGGCTTCGAGGAGCGCAACAGCCCCTGGGCTCATTCGCGCAGGCGCTATGATGCCGGCTTGGGGCTGCGGTCGCTGGACGACGTGGCGCAACTGGTGGACTTCTTCGAGGCGCGCATGGGGCAGATGCACGCCTTTCGCTGGAAGGACTGGACCGACTTCAAGAGCTGCAAGCCCTCGAAGACGCCGGGGATGCAGGATCAGGAATTGGGCACCGGAGACG